TCTTGTTTGATCGATCAATTGGTTTTCTAGAGGAACGAAGACTTCGCCATATCGCCGTAACGAGATAGCCGCCTGTTCTGCTAATGCCAGTTTAGACTCTGCTTCTTTCGGGTCGTTGTCGCCGCCGCCCATAAAACACCACCTATAATGTCTTGTTTAAGACCGACCACTTCAGCTTGTAGCCAAAGCGAATCCCCAGGTCCTTAACGCCCTCATGCGGCGTCAGGAATTCGATCTGCTTGTGCCCGGTGTTTCGGGCAAGCGTCTCGATTTCACTGGCATAGGTTAGTGCGCTATCTAACTCCGGATCGTAGGCGATCCAGATTAGTAGTTTCTGCGCGTTCCGAAATGGGATCGGCACAGACTCAATAACCGTAAAACCAGTTTGCGTCCTTGCTCGATCCATAAGGAGATGTGAATTTCCATTAATTAAGGATGTATAAACATCCTCCACTCTCCAATCGGGTTGCTGGCCCTTAACGACCTCAATCAACCCTGGTTTAATAACGTCCCATTGCTCTCTAACATCTTCAAAAGCTAGGGGCATTTACCTTCTCTAATATTATTAAAAATCCTTGATTTTTCATATCTTTTTATGTTGGGAAATCCGGGAAAGTAACGTCATCAATACTTGTTGCATTTGCGTTGCTAACTGGCAAATCTCGTAATGTTTGCCGGTACGTTGCCCACTCGGTTTTCTTTGCATCTGTTAAGGCTGAATCTGTAACCTGGGTCCAATCTGAGATATCCAGCAAGTTATCTCTCAGCCTCCTTATCTCAGCAACCGTCTCCAGTTTTTTCTCAGCATCAGAGAGTTCTGGTTTATCAGCTACTGCCCCATCGACAACCATTTGAGTCAGATCGTCAGCTACACCCTCCAGGACTAATTCCCCACTACCGGCCTGAGCGGATAAGTCTGCGTCCTGACAAGCACCTGTTCTGAGGATTTCCCCTTGTGCGTTGTAGACAACAAAGGATTTCACTTCTTCACCTCTACGCAAGCGAGGTTCCGATTAAATACCGTAGAGGTAGTGGCAGATGCTTGTGGAATGGTGCCATTATTTTCTGCCGTCATCGTCAACGTTATTGATCCGACAGTACCGTTGGTGTGCGTAAAAGAAAAAGCGAAGTCAAAATTTCTGCCAGAAGTGCCGGTTCCTCCAGCTTTGTTTTGCGTATAAATGGTTGTTCCATTTTTCTTGATACGGATGGTTACACTGTGCGCTCTACCAGAACTTGGATTCGCCTCAACAGTCGCAAAGATTAACAATGGCGCTCCTGTTGATGTGAACGTTAAGGTCTGAACATCGACCTCATTTGCGGATGCGCCTACGGACACACTAGTAGCAGTCGAAACGGAAGAAGGAATTGTTACCGCCTGACCCTTAATTTGTAGCGTATCAACCCCAAGGTCTTTGATTTTTATCGCGCCAGAGGTTGCGTCTTTCGTGATCGTCGCACCGTCAAGATTTATTCTGTCGGTGTCGATGGTATCGGAGGTTATCTTGTTGGCACTAAGCTCATTAACAATAAGGGTCGCCACACCATTGATAACGCTCGAGGTTAGAGTCGCGCCGTCTATATTAAGGCGGGATGTATTTATTTTTCCCGCTGTTATTTTTTCTGCAGAAAGACTATGTATTTTTGCATCATCAATAGCGGCGTTGCCTATCTTGGCGTTTACTATTGAGCCGTTTTCTATAAAGGCATCCCTCATATAAACACCAGCCGGAACTGAAACGCCATTCAGGGTTGTCGCGCTTTGATAAACAAATGGAACGGTATCTGTAGATGGGCTAGTCGTTCCTAGTCCATTTGCGGAGCTCGAGGGATTGATGATCGCGAATCGATCTGCTCGGATGATGAATGCGCTCGTAGGTCCAGAAGTCGTTGTGGTGCTCGACAATCCAAACCCAGAGACATGCCCATTGTTGTCGATCTTGACGCTGTACTGACCTTCAAGATCGGTAATGTCTCCCGCATTAGAAGCGGATACCGAATACGCTTGTTCAACGGTTACCGCTCCACCTGAGCCGGTATTGTTTACATCATCTAATCGAGCGGTTAAGCCATTAACCGTGCTTGCGGCGGCTTGAGCAGACCCATCGGCATTTGTTGCTGATTGAGCCGCATTCGTTTCTGACGCAGACGCATTAGACGCACTTGTTGCGGCGGCTGACTCAGATCCAGAAGCAGCAGTGGCTGATGTTCCAGCAGAAGATGCTGAAGATGACGCGGCGCTTGCGCTTGTATTAGCCGCTGAAGCTGAATTCCCAGCAGCAGTTGCAGAATTTGCCGCATTGGTCGCGCTAGTTGAAGCAGATGATGCGCTTCCAGACGCATTAGTCTCTGATGTCGCCGCATTTGTTTCTGCCGTCTCTGCATTACTCTTGGCGGTTTCGGCAGCGGTCTTCGATGTATCACTTGCCGTAGCACTTTGACTACTTGCAGTAGCTGACGCCGCCGCATTTGAGGCTTGTGTTGAAGCGGCTGACGCTGAGTTGGATGCATTAGTTGCTGCCGTAGCAGCCGTCGAAGCATGATTAGCAGCAGTGCTTGCACTGCCAGCCGCACCCGTTGCTGAGTTCGCGCTATTGGTTGCTGAGACTCCCGCCGCTGCCTGAGCGGTTTCCGCTGAAGTCTTTGCAATGACTGCCGCGTCCTCTGCAGTTTCTGCTCCTTGCTGATTTAAAAGAGCAGCCGCTTGAGAAGCAGCCGCCGCTGCAGCACTTGCTGCCGCCGCCGCCGTACTACCGTAAGTGTTCTGCAAGCTTGTGATGTTTGTCGTAGCGTCCGATATTTCGGTAGCAAGAGAGGTAGCTAGCTCACTACTGGTGATTGCTCCTGTGAGCAGATTTAAAAGAAACGTAACATCCGGAGAAGTAACGCCTTGCGTACCTGTTGAGCTATTGAATGGTCCTGGCACACCATTTTGGTTAATAGCCCTTACCCAGTAATAGAACGTTGAACCAGGTCCAACAGAGTCCGAGTAGACACCCGTAAATCCGGAAACCTGAGAAACCATTGTGGCGCTTGCGATGACATCACTCGTATGCCTCCATACCTGTACAAACGAATGACCCGTGTAGATTTGTAGATCCCAAGTCAAAACGATGTTTCTAAAAGCGCCACTGGCTTGCAGATTAGTTGGCGCTGGTGGAATTTCTAGATTTGGTATTTCGTTGACCACGGCAACAGATGAAGTGTTGCCATTAAAGTTGGTAACGCCAGACGCAAGCCTTACGATTCCAGTATCTAGGAGATCTCTGAAGGTTACGGCACGATCGAGCTTATTACCCCGGTTGCCTTGGAGCACATCAATGTTTTGTTTCAGGGTTTCGCCGAAACGTTTTTCCTGAGTAGACCATTGCGGGGGGACAGAGGCAGTTCCTTTATTGGACACCAAGCTCCTCCGCAGATTCGTAAACACAAACCTCGTTTACCGAAACAGTGCCGGAAATCTCTACTTCGAATTCGTTCGCCTTGTATCCACTAGGCAATCTGAAAGTGTCACCACTGGTAACAGGTTGCGTGTGCTTTAGAACGCCATCTGCATAGAGCTTAAAGGTTGGGTTCGGCGAATAACTTTCGCAGTTTAACTTTGCCACGCCAGGGTTAATTGGTCTTGGTAAATAAAAGCTTTTGCTTCTCCAGGTGTAGCTCAGAAGAGTGCTGGCATGCTCTGCGAATTTAACAACGCTGCCCCCTACTACAAGGTAGAGCTCGTCGTTCTCAAGATCGTTAAATCCGGCAGTAGCATGGAAGTCCAGCTTCACATAACTGTTCTTGCTTCCTCGAGGATCGAAGATGAACCCTTTGCTTTCCGTGCCATCGTTATAAAATCCAATATAGTGACCTTCCCAAGCAAACCCAATAATCGTGCTAGGAACCAGGTCTTGCCATTGGTCTCGAGTCAGCACTCCTTCGGTTGCCAGTTGCAAAGAATTATCTGTTGCGGCTACCAATCCATCTGGGCTTGCGTACATAACGAAACTTCCCATATCAACTACGGATCGTTTCGCTACACATGACAACGTCGAGTCGATTTCCATCATCGTCATTGAGTCTGGGTCTATGCCCTGGATAACCGCGGGTTTTTCTTTTGTTAGAACCAGAACCCCCGCCGTTAGAGGAGCTATCGCCACAACATCACTTTTCATCGTTAATCGGTAAGCGGTAGGGAATGCATGCGGCTGAAACGCTTCAGAAAACGCCACAGTCTGCCCACTGAACCCAGCAAGGAAACCATTGGGCATAGATATAAGACCCTGCAAGGGCCCGTCTGGGTGCTCTGAAGAGGCGTCATCTGGGGGCCCAACGAAAGATGATGTGGGTATTTCTTCCCCCAGGTTTGCTTCTAGAGTTGTGTCGTTATAAGTATCGCTGGCAAGCGCTACAGTCGCGACAAATCTAAATATCCCGTCACTGTCGGTTCGGTATAGCCGCTTAGATACCAGGTTGTAAGCGCCGCTGGGATTTGCGGGGAAATCGACAGTTACGGATTGGTCTGAATAAACATTAACCACTTGGGATACCAGAGCTGTATTTGGTGGGCCCTCTTCGCCATACGCCGAAACGTAGGTAAAAATATATGACCTCGCCTGGGGCGTCTCTGTTCCGGATACTGAAGTTGACCCTGTGACAGATACAGAATCAAAGTTACCTGGCGTAGGAATGCCTAGCCTATAATAGGTACTGTTTCCAACTATCGCAGCAGTGGTCATTCTCGGATAACCAGAGCTTCCACCTATACCCGAAACATAAAGTCTCTCATGCGGATCTTCAGCGATTGGGGAGCGGACAATGTTGATGTCTTCGTTACTGCCAATCCATATCGATGAGCTGTACCGGAACAATGTCTTTGTCGCTGCAGAAATAGAATAGGACGCCACTGGCGTAATCGACGCGGAAGCATTTGCCTTCCATGGGTCTAAGCGACCGGAATCTAGGCGTGTGTTCGTAGCGACCGTTGCCATGTCTTCAGGCAGCAATCGATCTGAAATCTTTGGGGCTTTCCCACCAAATGTTTGAAGCCGGAATCCGGTCACTTTTTATCTACCCCTTTAATCCGCTCATATGATCTTCCGCCAGATAACCCCAACATTCCCAGAAGCAACGGCATCATCACGCCAGCATCAGCTTGAGGGATGGTTACACCGAACCCCGCCGCAACGGGCGCGATTAAAAAATTAACCATGAGCCCCAGAACACAAACGTAACCGGCTAAGGGTCGCCAACTCGATTGAAACCAAGTTCCT